ACGGCACGAGAGATTGAAATATTAAGTGTTGCACTTCGTGGGTCATTGCAACGGCGCGGTTCGTTTGCTTCGTCTCCAGGTGTACCGATATACATTTGAATCATAGAAACTACTACCTGCTCGCAGTCAACGGCTGGCACACCAAAGGTGTAATAGCGACGACCTGGCAAAGGCATGTTGTAGGAGTCATACACGTTGATAACGCGATTAAGTACTTCTTGTAAAAAGTTAGCTAGATTTTTAGCGTCATCATTTACGCCAGTTACATTGGCTATTGGCATGTGTCATTTACCTCTCTTGTACTACGCGATTGCAATCGGAGATTGCTTAGCTCCAAGTTGATAAATCACGTTTCCTGTTAGCAGGTTAATGACCTCATCAACTTCAGGGTTTCCTAAACTTGGACGAGATGCATACAGGTCTACTGTGCCTGGGTCACGAGGACCAAGAACAGAAAGGATATCTGCATACGTTGCGCTTAGTCTGATTGTACCCTCTACAGAGTCGAAAGCAGCTGCGTTTTCTAATGTTTTAGTGATTGTGTTGGTGTAATTAGAAAGAACTGCGTAGATGTTCCATGAGTTGTCGTCCATAAGGAAATCTCCGCCAAACTCATTAAGATAATAAACTTGAGAACCACCAGAACCATCAAAGTAAAGGTCAAATGCAGAAAGCTCGAATGCTGGGCTATGTCCAGTAATACGACGAGCACGTCCTGTGTCTGGGGAGAATACTCGAGCGCGGGCACGAGCCTTGTCTGGGTTAGCTGTTCTTAGGAACAAGTCAACTGCGTAGATACCAGTTTTTAGTTCATCAATAAAGTCTTGATTGTCTAAAACTGTGTATGTCACTCCCTGTCGAGCAACAGAGGTAACACGCTGAGGTAAGGCGCAGGTATCGTCATTTTCAAAAAGTTTAACTAGCTCAGTAGCAAGAATCCGTGCTGCTGCACGACCTGCTGATGGAGGAGGAGTTCCATATGTGTAAGTAACTTCTACATTTGATGAAGACCATTTAGCGTTAGGTGTTGCGTAAAGTGTGGAATGGTCAGAAAGGTAGTATGTTGATGGGTCAATAATTTCACCATCAATGTCTCTAACTGTATGAATTTCAACAACTTTGCGACCGCGAAGTCTTAGACGACTGTATGAAGAAGTTCCATCTCCTTGGTAGTCGCGGTGTGAATATCGGCCAAAACCACCATGTGGGATGTTCTCTACTTGGCCATTAATAAGAGTTGGGTTGTAGTTAAGACGTGAACCACCAGCACGAAGGTATGGGTCATAAGCGGACACATAACGCTCTGTAACAGTTGTAACACCGCTGAACTTACGTCCAGATAGCCCCCAAAGGATGTATGAAGCAGTTTTTACAGCATCGTAGGCATAATCGGAGTCAGCATAAACACCAAGCTCTTCGACATCAGTCCAGAGATTGCTCACTACGTCACCTTATCCTTCTAATAGAAAAGGCGGGCAGACGCCGAGTAGATAAATTACCTACGGCAACCTGCCCGCCTCGACTAATTACGCTGTTGGGTCCTCAGTTGACGCAATGATGAAGTCAATTGCGTTATCTGGGTTGTATGTGTCAGAACCAGGTACGTTGTATGTATCTGTTGAACCTTGTGAGTCAAAGTCAGATACTGCTAGGTAACCACGCTGACGAACTGCTGAACCTACTGGGCTAACTGCAGCTGATGCGATGTCATCGCCAGCCTTTGCGTAGCGGAAAGTAGTTGGAGTAGGAACAGCTGTGATTGTGTATGTGCCGTTTAGAGCAGTTTCCACACCAGAGATTGTTACTGACTGACCAACTTCGTATCCGTGGTTAGTTCCAGTTGTAAGAGTTACTGTGCCAGAAGTGCGAGCCTTGTTGTTGATGGTCTTTGTAGACTCATCGAACCAGCGGTAGAAGCCCTTAAGACCCTGTGGTGCCCATGAAGCGCGTGAGTAAGCGTATGGACGCTCAGTCGCGATTGGGAACTCCCAGCGGCCGTCTAGACCAGCGTTAAATTCAATGTTTCCAAGGCCGTAACCTTCGAATGTGTTAGCAAGAAGACCGTTCTCAATTACGCGGTCACCTGACTGACGTAGCTTGACGTATGGGAATACCCAGTAGAAGTAAGGAAGGCTTGAAGCACGCTTTCCGTCCTTAACTGCGAATGACCAAACCTCAACAGCTACACCGTTACCAGCTGGGTCATCGCCAACTGCAGGTGCTGCCCAACCAACAGACTTGTTCTCTGGTGATGCAAATGAGCCGAAGTTCTTGCGAAGTAGCAAACCACCTGACATAAGAGCTGTTAGCTCTGGGTCTGGGTCGCAAATTGCAATTTCCATTGTGATGCGCTTTAGAGTGTCAGGAGCCTTGTATGACACGCATACTGTTCCGTCTGCTGACTTCTCTGTGATTTCATCGCCCTCTTCATACTCTGGGGTGAATGATGTACGAAGGAAGGCAGATGTTGTGTAGCTGTCTCCTGCTCCGTTGAGTAGATTGCCAGCGGCGTCAAGTCGAGTGACTCGGATTGCAACGCCTTGGACGCTGGCTGCGTAGTCCTGTGTAGCCATTCCTGATGCTCCTTTGTTGGTTTCTTAGGCTTAGTCGCTAGGTAGTGTCACTCGCATGGCAAAAAGCATGCTTGGGTCTGCGTAGGCTGCCGCTGGGCGGAATGCCTTGATACGCATGTTGTTAATTGTAACATCTGCACCCTGAGCCAAGTTTTCATTTACAATCTCGACTTTGCCAAGATGTACCTGAACAGAACTAGTTGCATACATCCACTTGTTAGTTGCTGACGCTGTTGCGTTGGCATCTCCAATTGGACCGTTACCTGTATAACCAGAGCCAATAATGACGTCTGTACCTAAACGAGTCATAGCCCGTCCAGAATTCTCTGTTTCGCCCTTTTTGTAAATAAGACGTGAGCCAAGGATTGATGCCATATCGCGAGTCATGTGAATGACACCGCTTTCACCAACAGGTGATGAGGCAATTGCCTGCTCAAGAATCATTAGAGCGTTTTCTGGCTTCTTTGCGCCAGACACTGGGACTGTTGCTGCACCACTCTTACGAAGGTACATGTTGCCTGCGGCATCAGTTTCTTCCTGAGCTGCAACGCCCTCCCAAAATTCAAACTCAAGTGCCTTCTGTGTTACACAGTCGAGTGCCTTTACTACTTGAGCAAAGCGGTCCTCGCCTGGAAGGCTAAATGTCGAATCAAAAATTTCTGCATCGATGTAGAACGGGACGTAGTACTGATAGTTTGCATCAGCCTGATTGTCAGATAGTTCTCCAGCTGCGATTGTTTCGTCGTTTACTGTAAGTAGACGCACATATGAAGGCATGCTGTCATACTCGTAAGCAAACTTTCTTACCCAGCGCTCATCGCGCTCTCGTGCTGTGTGGTTCTGTACGTTAGCAACGCTCAGAATTCCGCAGGGGGCAGGAACTAACTCACCAGCGGGGAAAACCCCATTAAATGTAGCCATTTCTTAATCTGCCTCTCTTTAGAATTCTGAGCGTTGCTTCGGTACGTTAACTACTTAGTCGGCTTAGTACTCGACTGCTGCAGCTGTTGCTCCACCTGTTGTGTCGCGGAGAGCTGCTGCTACACCGTTAACAGAGATGGTTGATGTGATTGCAAGACCTTCGATACCAACCTTTGCGATACCTTCGAATGTCTCGATGAACATCTTGTAGTCGTTAGTTCCGACTAGAGATGAGTCACGGATGATTCCAAGGTCCAAAGTTCCGCCATCTAGGAACAAGAATGTTCCCTCAGCGAATAGGTACCATGTGAAGCTGTCTGCGAACTCAAGAAGTGCAGATACACCCTGAGCGCCGTAGACGTTCTGGTCTAGTGAGTATGAAACAACTACTCCACGAGCAGCTAGGTAGCCGTCGATTTCTGAGTAAGCGTTCAATGTCGAATCACCAGGCATGCTTAGAGCTAGGTCTGCAGCCATAGCGTCCTTAACCCATGAAGGGATAATAACGCGTAGTGGTGCATCAGCCTCTAGGCGATGACGTGAACGGTAAGCAGCAGCTGCGCGGCCAACCTGAACTAGGAAGTCGCGACCAAAACCGATTAGTGAAGAAGTTGTAACAGCTGTTGAAGCTGATGCAATCTTAGCTAGAAGGTTCTGCTCTGCCTCACGAGCGTGCTGGATTAGACCAAGCTCGTTGTGGCGTGCGATTAGCTCTGGGTAAGCGCGTGTTGCTAGGTTACCGAACTGCATCTGTAGAGTTACAGCGTCAGTTGCGACGGTGTTCTCTCCAGCAGCTGTTACAGTCAAGCTAGCCTTTGTTGAAGGTGATGGAGTTGTAGCTGCATCATTTGCAGCAGTCCATACACCAACAGCGTCAGCATAGTCTGAAAGAACTGGTGGGGTGATGAAGCGGATACCGCCACGGTCAGCCTGGAAACGAGGAAGAGCATCGCGCACTGGGCGTCCTGTTGTTCCGAATCCAAAGATGTCGTAACGAACTTCAAATGGTGCAACGTGTCCACCAGCAGCCACAATGGCCTCTGGGGATGTTACATTGTTAATCTTTGCCCAGTTTGACTCAGCATCTGTTGTAAGAGTGCGGTCTTCTGGGAAAGAAGTGGTGATAGATGCAACGATGTGCTGCTCTCCATCTCCACCGTTGACACGACGTAGAGCGTGGATACGCTTTTCCATTGCTGATGCAACAGAATTCATGTCTTCTAGAGCGGAACCTGCGCTGTAGCCAGGAATGTCAGCACCTGCCGTGATTGCCACGGGAGCGGCTGATACCTGAGTAACAGGGCGGCGGTCCGCTGGGACCTCGGGAGTGAGGTCTGCGTTTGCAGCGGCGGTCACTGGTGCCTCCATTGTTTCCTGAGCTTCAGTTGTTGAAAGCTCAATTGTTGTGGTTTCTTTGTTTGATGCTTCTGCATCTTCTGCAACATCTGCTGCAGCATCGTCTTCAGCTACTGCTGAATCCTCTGCGGCCTCATCTGCTGCTGGTGCTTCTGCTTCTTCAGCAGGAGCGGCATCTGCTTCAACTTCGGCTACTGGAGCCTCGTCTTCTGCGGATGCAATTACTGGTGCCTCGGCTACAGGAGCCTCAGCAGTCTCGGTTGTTACTTCAGTCGAGAGCTCGACGGTCTTGTCCGCCTCTGTTGACGCTTCGGTCATGTTCTTCTTCTCTTCCTCTGCCTTTTTCTCTTCCTCAGATTTCTCTTCGGCTGGAGCTTCTGCGGCAGGAACTTGAGCTTCTGCAGCGGGTGCTGCTTCTGCTACGGGGGTTTCCTCTACCATTGGGGTTTCTTCTGCAGGAGTTTCTTCCTTCTTGTCTTCAACAGGCATTTCTGCTGTTTCAGCCATAGGCATCTTCTCTTCTTCTGCTGGTGTTTCTTCCATTGGTTTTTCGGAAGAGTCTTCTGAACCATCTTCCATTGATTTGCCGTCTTCGCCGTGCACGCGGGTAGCTGCTTCAGCGGCCCGCTGGGCGAGCTCCTGAATTGCGGCCTCGCGTGTCTTGAGCTCAGTACGAACTGAGTCAAGCATGTCGGCTAGCGACGTCATCGCATCAACTGTTTGCGGAGTAGGGTCCTCTTTCTCGACCGATTCGAATTCGCTGACGATTGACTTCTGAAGCTCGGCGACTTGTGCGTCGTCAAGTTCAGCTAGTGAATCCATCATCTCTTTGATTCGGTCCACTGTCCCTCCTTGGGCAGTTAATTAGAACGGATTGTTCTATTCGCTGATTAGTCGAGGCCGAGGGACTCCGAGACGCACTATGGCGTGGAGGCACTCCACCTGATTAAATGTTACAACCACCTGAAATAGGTGATTGTACGATTTTGAGACTTTTTCTGGTCCTTAGGTAAGGAGCCTTAGAAGCTTCGCCATCTTCGAGGAAATCTCTGACTGGTTGTAGTAATCAGCACCAGACATAAATCCCCTCAATTCTTCTGTTGCAATATCGGCATCTTCTTGGCCAATCTTGTCTTCAACCTTCTTAATCATGTCTTCCATAAGCTTTTGAAGAGCAGGAGGTACATCAGAGAAACGAATCTTTTCTGCGTCTGCACCGAAAGCAAATGGAAGGTTAGCAATAACCTTTCCAAGCTCTCCAGCGCTTGTACGGATGTTTTCTAAAGATTCAGGATTAAGCGCTTTTGCGTCCAATCTGTCAATAATTCCAATCAAATTGTCTGCTGCTTCGACTGATGCCTTGTAGTTTCCAGCATTATCAAGGTTTTCAGCCTCTTCAACCTTCTCTATTACATCTTGTAAACCAGAGGTTCCTAAATCTTGCTTTAGTCGAGCAAGAACCTGACGGAACTTTCCTTTAGCATCCCGAGGCTGTGTTTCAGGTGTGTACTTAGCATCGGTATCAGCTTTTTTTGGCTGGTTTTTTGCTTCCTGCTTTAGTGCTTCGATTTCCTCTGGAGTGAGGTCTCTAATGACGTCTTCCACGACCGCAGCTACTAAAACATCTTTTTCAAAAAGTGCTTCTGAATTTGTAGATTTTGCTGCAAATTCGATTCGCTCACGCAAATCGGCAGCCATGTCATCAATTGTGAATTCTGAAGAAGCAACCTTCCAGTTTTCTGGGATTAGGTCCTTACGGTCTAGAGCACGAGCCTGCTTCATAATGTGCTTACGAACAGCAGCTCTTGAGCCTGGCTTTGCACGGCCATATGCCTGTACAGCATTTTTTAGGTCTGACTCATTGCGGATTGGGAATGAACCATCCTTAAGAGCCTTGCCTTCTTCTGCTAACTTCTTACGGACACGACGGGAAACTACTGCTAGTTCCTTATCGGTGTCGTCCTCAATCATCTGAATCATGTAGTCAGAATCTTCATCTTTAGCCTTCTTGACTCGAGCAGCAAGTTCTGCTTGACGCTCTATCAAAAGCTCTGTGTGAAGTGTTGCAAACTTTGCCTTTGCGTCTAAAGCAGCTGCCATAAGTGGAGCCTTCTGAGCAAGTGCTAGGTCATCAATTTTTGCGTTAAGTTCTGCAAGTGGGTCATGCTTTAGCTGAGCCAATGTCGAAGCACCTGCTGCAACCAAAGCCATTACCTGACCTGATGCAACACGGGCACGAGCAATTGGGAAACCTGGAACATTTACCTGACAAACTGCAACGAGCTCAAGGGCACCCTTAATTGGACGCCAGTCTCCTGACGGAGCAGAGGCACGAGCAGCACGGATTGCTTCTGGAGAAGTTCCTGGGCGTAGAGCACCAGATACCCAAATTCCATAAGCATCTTCTCCTGCGTGTACATCTGCAAATGCTGAAGCGGTGTCGTCATAGTGCTTGACTGCTTCTTGTGCAGAAGCCTCAAGACCTGCGTGACCGCCAGCCAAAGTTAGTTGACCAACTGGTACATCCTTGCCTTCAGAAGTACGAACTACACCAGTGTGGAAGTAGGAATACTTACTGCGGCTCTTAGGTGGACGAGTACCGAAAGCCATACCAATGTGGTCTACATGCCATGCAGCGATGTGACCAAAGACCTTACCGTCATCAGTGATTGTGAGCGGTGTTGCCTTAGATAGCTTTGGGTTGTCGAACCATTCTGTTGGTGGCTCAAGTGGAATTGCGCCAGCGACCATGCCACAAGCAACAAGTGCTGAAGCATCAAGCGGGTTAACCCCATCTACATAAACGCCGTCTGGAATCTGCACGTTTTCCTCCTGAGTTTCTGTGCCTTCTTCAATAATTTGAATAAAGCACTCTTGGAACGCTGGCTTTGGCACGATAGTGACGGCCATAATACGAGCGTTCTTGATGTTAATTCTACCTGACTCAATCTTCTTTGTATCTTCTGAATCGTCCCCTGTGGACTCTTCTACGACCTCTTCGTCAGCCTCGAACTTGTCCATATCGGCTGACACTCCACGGATGAAACCATGGCGAACTAGACGCTCTGCCTCTTGACCAAACTGACCCTTATCGAAGACTCCGTAAGCATTTCCAATGCCTCCGTCGATACGTTCCATACTGGTAATTTGACCAACTACTACAGAACCATCGTGGCCCTGACCTGTCTTAATCTGCCAAAGCAGAGGAAGTGGTAGGTCACGCATTGAGATAGCTCCGCCTTCGAAAATGCGGCCATCTCCAGTTTCTACTCCCTCTGGGATTACCAAAGGAATAGTGAATTTAGCACCGTGCTCTGTAGGGACAACGCCATCGCGACCAATCATGCGAGAACGAGCAGCCTCTGCGCGAGCATGAAGAGTGAACTCTCCAATAATCTGTTCTTCTGTTTTGATTGTTTCAATTGAAGAAACCATAGACTTCTTACGACCTGGGTTGTTCTTGTCTCCCGGCCACATGCCAGTCATCTCCTTGTGACGGAGAGCGCAGTAACCCTTTGAGCGAGGACCTAGATATTTAGCAAGGTTCTTGTGGCAACGGCTCCAGTCACCTGGAGTGTTCCAACGAATCTTTAATCCACCCTTACCAGTTGTCCAGTATTGGCGAAGTTTCTCAGCATTGCCTCTGTTGCGGTCAGCACCACCAGCAGCCATAAGTGCAGCAATAACAGCGTTATTTGATAGTGCAACTGCTGTTGATAAACGAGCAGATGCAACTACAACTCCACCATCAACCTGCTTTGTAACATCAGCAAGGTCTTCACTGCTAAGAACAATAACTGGAGGAGGTGTTGGGCTGTTTAGGTCAGCAAGAATTCTGTTGTCAAGATTCCACTTACCATCACGGCGAGTGAATGTGCTTGGCTGAGTGCTTGTCTTGCTTGCTGGAACAAGAGCTACAAGTTCCATTACTGCCTGAGGGTCATCCTCGGCAACAATAGCCATATAGATTGGAGCCACATCCGAGTTCTCTGGTGTGATTGCTTCTGCAGCAGCAGTGATTGCCGAAAAGTTGTATGGGTCCCACTTCTCATCTACATTCTTAACATTGTCTTTTGAATAAACTTCTTTACGAGACTTTTTACCCTCTACATCGGGGCGCTCTTTGTACCAACCGCCACGACCAGTGTATTCAGCAGCCTTCTTGGAAGTTCCGTACTGGGTATCAAGCCAATCACGAAGTAGAGGGTCGTTATAAGCGTTTGGAGACAGTGCAGGGTTCCAACTATTGTTTTTACGACTACCATCTGGATTTGTTCCAGCTCGGTAGTACTCGCCCATAACACTTTCAAGATTTGGAGGTGGTTCAGGTACAAACTCTGGTTCCTTGATTGGAGCCATCTCTGGAGATAGACGCTGGTTAGCTACCCATGCGCCCCAATCGTTAATCAAAAGATTAACTGCAGGAGCAGTTAAAGGTGGTAGACGTCCTGGAAGTTGTGCAAGAGGCTGGTCGATTGGGACACGAGGTTCACCAAGGATGCCTGAAAAATCTAGATTGTTCTGAGGGAAGTTACCCTGAGAAATAGGCTCGAATGTACTAATTTCTTGAGTTGTATTGCCGGGAACCTGAACAGTAGTTCCGTTATCAAGTTCAACGCTGACATTACCAGTGCTTGGGTCCTGTGCAGTGATTACACCTTGCCGTGAAGCATCTCCACCAATAACAACACGAGAACCGTTAACAGCAAATCGGCCCATCTTGTCGCGAACCTGAGTAGCAGCATTCTCTGAACGCTCTTCAGGTGTGTAGTTGCCATCTGTTTGCTGTGTGCTTGGAAGTGTTACAGATTCAGGGGCTGGTGTTGCAGCAAGAAGACCATCTTCATCCCAGTAGTCTTCGTCTGAGATTTGGTCTTCGCTTAATTGGTCTAGGAATCGATAGTCAAGTTCTGGAATGGCATTCTCAACCATTTCATTCTCATCAAAATTAAGTTTGTGCATAAAAATGCTATCCATTGGATTGCTATCAAGCATTGCTGCAATCTGAAGAGCAGATTCACTATCCACTGGTAGGTGCATTTTATTTACTTTGTCGTAAGCATCGTCTAAGGCACGGTCATATGTATCAAAGTCATGCTCGACATTGCCCATATCTTCCCAGCAGCCGTCGTCCCAGAAGAAGCAACTTCCATCTTGGTCAACCTTGTATAGACGGTCAATACCTGAGCCATCAAGACGAATACGAATAAAGAAATCTGGTTCAATATCAATTGGTTGGAATGAGTTGTAGTCAATAGCTGCTTCGTTTGCTGTGTAAAGAGATGGATATAGACCAGCAGTAACACCAGCCTTTTTATTCTCACGCTCTACAATTGCTGAGGCCCAACGCTCTGCAGCGTCTCCACCCCAAAGAGCCCAAGCGATACGTCCGTTACTTGGGTAGTTATCTTGTCCAGGCTTGTAGCCCTTACCCTTCTTGTCAACTTGGTGACGAGGGAAATACTTTGCAATGTGGCGAACCTTGCGAATTCCAATCTGTCCACCCTTAGCAAGAGTGCGAGCAGAGTTAAGACCTACAGGTGTTCCACCACGCTTCTCTTCTTTACGCCACTCAAGTCCACGCTTTGCTTCGGCAACTACTGCATCAGGAATTGTGTACATGCGGTCATTGTCAGAGAAAACTTTAATATCAAGGTCAGTCATTGCTGCATTAGCAAGTTCGTATGACTGGTTGTTTGGCTTCATGCCTTCTTTGTCCCAAGAGTACGCCAAAGCAAGGTCTGCCTCTGTTGAAACAGAAAGAACTTTATTAAGTCTCTCGTCTACAACAGCAGCAAGGCCATTTGAAGAAAAGAAGGCTCTATCGCCACTTCTTCCTAAATAGTCCATTATTGCTCTCCGCTCTCTTGGTTCATCGTGTTAAACGTTTCTAGACTTTGGGAATGCTTTTTTAATGAAGGAGGCAGACGCTTCATACTCTGCTATTTTACCGAATAGTTCAGGGTCCTTCTTGTCATATTCAGCAAGGAATGAGTCAACCATCTCTGGTTCAATGACATACTCTTCTAAATCTTCAATGTCAGTTTCTTTATCTGGGAACATTGCCCAGTCGCCATCAACGCGGTAGTAAGTTTCGTCGGTTCCAAGAATTTCATAATTGACAGCAATAATTTCTCCCTCATTGACCAACGCTGTAACAACAGCAATTCCGATGCGGGCAAACTCTTCTTCATCAATTTCGCTATTAGAAAGGAATCCTTCTTTACCTTCTGGAGCTTCCCAGTAACCATGAACAAGGATTACCTCTAAAGGCTTCTCCTCATTTTTATGGTCAGACCCATCAACGTGGACATACCCATAATGAATACCCTCTTCATCTACTCGGGTATAGCGAAGCTCGCTATTGCCACTTACGGCAATTACTTCATCTACCTCTGCAAGAGGACTAAATTTTTCTGCCATTGTCTCTATCTCCTTTATCTTGTGAACTTAACTGTAAAACCAGCATTTATTAGGTCTTGATAGATTTTTCTCGTTGATGGAGTAGTAGGTTCAGCCATGTGAACTACCGCTACTTCTTCAAGAGTTGCTCCACCAAGAATTTGCATTTCAATATAGCTGTGACCGTCAACCAAATCTTTTAACTTAGTAGTGCCATCATACCTGCCATATGCACCAATCCATGCCAGTGCCTTGTCATCGTCAGAGACATCTCCTGTCAGTGGAACTGGCTTGTAGTCAGAGAATAGCGAGTCTCCACCAGTAAATGTTGCTCGGTCTTTAACTTCTGGCTTCATCTCAAAGAAAATATCTCCGTACTGGAAATCACTTGGCGCTGAGATACGACCATCTGCATCTGCTGCACGAATGTGACCGTAGATTGGACGGAAACGCTTATCCATTGATGGATGCATACCTAGACCAGTCACTTCATAAGTAGCACGGCGGCCTGGGTCTAACATTCCTCTTGATGTTTTAGTTTCAAATTGTGTTTTGAATCTGCCGCTAGCTAATAATTGAGCTAGGTATCCGCTTCTGAATGCTACGACTGGTACACCCTCGTCTCTAACCAAGTCTGTTACTAGTCTGTATCCAGCTTTTCTTGTGTCACCCATGCTAGAAAGTCCAGTTTTACGACTCTCTGTGTAACCATCTAGACGACGTAGTGACTCGCGATACTTTGACAAATCTGAAGTACGAAGACCAAACTCCGAGGCATTTGCTTCTAGGAACCTATAGAAACTAGAACTGTCCATACCTTCTGGAATGTCCACGCCCATCGGAACGCCAAATTTTTTAGCTTCCTTCATACGCTTAGAAATTTCTTCAACAAGCTGTTCTTCAGTTAGACCTACAGGAAGTGGTAGTGGTCGATAAGACTCCGCACGAGGAGGAAGTTCATCTCTCTCGGTCTTAACAAACTCTTCTTCTTCTTCAGGGGTAGGGTCTTTAACATCTGGAACAGATGTTCTTCTAGTAGTGGCTGCCCTTGCTTTTGGTGCAGGAACTGAAAGAGCTTTTTCAGAAACTAAACCATCTGAATCAGCAATCCATAGGCGCTTTGTTGGCATACGAACACCCTTGCCACCGCCATCGAACTCAACGCGAACATAGTCCGTATATACATACTCTGTTTTGTCTTTTCTAAGTACGCGGTGTTCTTTAAGAACATCAACAACGGTTCCCCATTGTCCTGTCTTTGAGTCGTAAACTCTATCTCCGTATTTAACTTCTTTAACACCATCAGCAGATGGGTGAGTCATTTTTACAGAAGGTGTAGGTGTAGTGCCTGCAGTACTTCTTGCTTTAATAGCCTTACTACGACGCTCAATCTCACGGATTCTTGTTGAGATTGGGGTACCGCTTACTTCATAGCGAGTTAAACTATCAATTGCACGCTTAATAGTGTTGTCAAGAGCAGTAAATGAGTGCTTAGCAACGTATGGATTTGTATCCTTGATAACCTTGCCATCAGCATCTAGTTCACGGTAGACAACAGAAAATGTATTGTCTTTATTCTTTTGAACAACTACTTCATAACGCTTCTCGACACCACGCTCGGTGCGATTAATTCCAGTAATACTGAATGTTCCATCACCGTTATTTACTGCTTCGTACTTGTCAAATAGTTTTTTAAGAATCTCATCTGGACTTTCGCTAGCATCGCCTAGAAGGTCTTCAAGTTCCTCTTCATCTATATCGCTATCCTTGCGGACCATTTCTGGTGTAAGCCCTCTAGGTGTAGCTGAAGGTGTAGTTCCATCCATTTCTTCTACAGTTGGGTCTACTGGTTCGGAAAGAGGTGCAGTAAGGTCAGATGCGGCTTTTTCAGATGGGTCTAATTCTTTTTTAGTTAGAGAAGACTTTGACTCAGTAATTTTCTTAAGAACTGTTTCAGCAGCAGACTTTTCTTCTGGAGAAGAATCTGGTAAATCGATAATTGAGCGAAGAGTACTTTCTGCATCACCATCACGAGTTGAAGCAGTCTTAGAGATTACGGATTTTGTACCTTCTGAAACAGGCTCTCTTACAGCTGGAGTAGATGTTGATTCCTCTGCTGCAGGAGCAGATTCTGACTTCTCAACTTCATACTTGCTAAGGATGTCATCACGACGAGCTTTAAGAGCTGTCTTGTATGTTTCTGAATCCTCGGGGTCATTAATTGCAGCATTAACAATTGCATCAATATCAGCATCAGTTAGTGAGCCAAGCTTTGCTGCCTGCTCACGAAGTTCTTCGTCAGTAATCTTTCCAAAGACTGCAGCAGCCTCTGGGTTACGACCACGGTCACGGAGTGTGTCGATTGAAGTTACTTCTGGAGTAAAGGTTGATTTCTTATCTCCACCACGAGCGCGGAAGAACATTGAACCACCTGCATCAATACGGTAAACCTCACCGTCCTTGATAAGCATGTTGTCGAATGCGCCACCAACTGAGTCCCAATTGTTTAGCCATGCGTCGACAATGAAACCTTCGCGAGCGCTCTTAGCAATATCATCTTCACCACGGCGAGAGCTAAAGTTATATTCAGCGCCTTCTACAAGTGGAGAGACAATGACTAGTTCGCCATCCTTATCAGCAAGGAATGAGCGACCATGCTTAATTCCTAGCTTCTCATAGAGTGCAGAAGCAAGAACTTCGTTGCGTGCATGCTCTTCGCTCTTTGGAGTTTTGACGTAATACTCTTTGCCATCTGGGGCACGCATAAACATTCCTGCGCTAGAGCCCTTTGTTGCACCGCTAGTTGGGGTGAACTCTTCCCAATCGGAAAGGTCGCCATCAAAATTAATAACTATGTCAGAAGGTGTAGCTGTTGGAGTTTCGACTACTTCTGCAGCAGGAGTTACCTCTGTTACTGAAGGAGTAGGGGTTGTTTCCTCTGCTGCAACTGCGGCTGGTTCATCAAGAGGCTTTGTTTCAGCACCCTCTACTAACTTGCCATTACGACGACGGACATCCCAGCTCTTCTTGTAAGCAAAATATGAGTAGGTACCTTCGCGGCCGTCTGTAACAGACTTCATTGTGACGTCAAGTCTGTCCTTCTTATCTGGAGTTGGCTTAATATCGAGGATTTCAACCCAACCGCCATACTTAGAAACCATAAAGTCTCCAACCATCATCTCTGATGGACGAATCTTTCCTAGTGCAGTTGTGTTTTCATCGTCTTCAATCCACTCATTGCTGATGGTTCCGCCAAGAACTGATTCAAACTTAAGTTTAGAAAGTGGAGCTTCTGGTTTATCAGTTGCAGGAGTGATTTCATCCACGGTAGGTGTAGATGGCTTAAGAGTTGCATCTTTAACAACTTCTTCAATAGAAAGAGTTTCTCTACCTCTAGCCATCTCAGCCAAAACATTAGCCATTGCACGGTCTGCAGCAAAGCCTTGATATTCATCAAGCATTGCATCAAACTCAGCCTTACGCTCTCTATACTTCTCAGAGATTGCATCGTACTCAAAGAACTTAGCTTCAGGGTCTTTTGCTGCCATATCGGTAAGCAAACCATCAAGAATCGCTGGAAGAACTTCAGCGTCAACTGCAGCATCATGCCAGTCTTTTCCTTCAATTCCGTAACGCTTAGCGACAGCCTTGAGGTTACGTTGTCCTCGAACAGCGATAACTTCTTCTGCAATTGAAAGAGTGTCGATAGATGATGGGTCCCACTCGACACCAAGCTTCTTTGCTTGCTGCTCAAGAATCAAACCATCGAATGCAACGTTGTGTGCAACGAAGAGCGGGTTTGGTCCAAGGATGTCAAAGATTTCCTTCATAACATCTGCAACTGGAGGTTGTGTGGCTAACCACGCATCAGAAATTGGGTTTCCTTCTGAGTCCTTAAGGATTGTTTTTGGGTCAGCATCTGTATAGAAACTTGCAAGAGGCTTATCTGGATTCATAAAGCGAATGATTGGTTCCCCAACCTGTTCGCCATCTTTCATCTTGTAAATAGCAATTTGAATTGGAGTTGGATTGTCGGAGAATCCGTCGCCAACTGTTTCAAAGTCAAGGAAGTAAACCTCTTCTTTTTTGATTAATTCTTTTAGCTTCTCGTAATCTCCGCCTGCTTCTGCAAGCATGCTCTTCATGCGCTCGCCTAAGAACATAGGAGAACGAGGAGCCTGTGGCTCCATTAGAGGAACAACTGAAGTTGTTTCTGTGTCAAGAGAAGGTGTAAACATCTTTCCAGATGCTGCTTTTGCTTCTTCGAAAGCCTTTGTGTCGTCAAGGAAACGCTTGATGTCCTCGTCTGAACCAACTGGAATCCAACCACTAGGGCTAGCATCGGATGGCTCGACTCTACCTGTGTAGTCCTTAGCAAATGGACGGTCTAGTGCTGGAAGTTCTCCTGCAGCTGGGACATCTTTTTCGCCACGGATAAAGGTAATTGGAGTTGTCTTCTTCCAAGTCTTCTTTTGACTTTCGTGCCCAACGTAATGACCAGTAACTTCAATCATTCCGCCAGTACCCTTAGTGACACCTTCAACTACAAAGTATTCGCGCTCTGGGTCATCCTTAAATGCAATATCGCCAGCAACAAGCATGTCAGGGGTTCCACGGAAAATACCAGCATGCATCTCTTCAGTTGGGGTTGGAAGAGATAGGTCAGTAATAGGGTCTTCTGTTGTAGAACCTTCTTTTGACTTAAGTAGTGAATCTTCAGGAGATATACCTGACTCTTCACTATCAGTCTCAGTGGTTGCAGGGTCTATTGAAGGAGTTTCTGTGGCAGGTGCTTCATCTGCAACTACTTCATCAAGAACTGCCTTAGCCTCGGACTCTGAAGGTTCTTTCTTTCCTTCACGACCTTCTTGATATACAGATTCAATAAACTCGTTTGTATCAACGTTCTGAAGTTTTAATGCATCTCGAATGGCTTCGCCTGGAACCCATGCTGTATAAATTTCACCTTCTGGTGTTTCAAAGCTAAGCATTCCTTGACCTGGACGGTCTCCATTTGGCTCTAAAGCTTGACGTAATGCATCCTTCAAACCTTGAGGTGTAAAGCTTAATGACATATCTACAGGACTTGTTGAGAAACCTGTTGGAGCATCTGCTGGGTAAGCCTCGACAATATCTACATATGGTTCTGGGTCGAGAGTTGAGTAGCCTTCAGGGATATCTTTAAACTCTGCATCCTTTGGAAGCCACTTTGCGTAATCTCCACTATCAATGTATTCGCGCTTCTCATCTGGGCCTAGTCCCTCAAGAAGTGCTGGGTACTCAACATCGGTTGAGTCAAAGGATGGAGTGGCTACTCCCTTTTCAGTAGCTTCTACTTCTTCAGGAGTTGCTTCTACAATTTCCTTTTCAGAAGCTTTGCCCTTACGGCTAAAGAGTTTCTTTATCTTATCTTTGAAACCTTCTTTGTAAACTTTGTCAAGAGTATCTTCAGCCTCTGCGTCAGACTCTTTAGTCTTAATGGCTTCATAAATAGCCTCTGCAGGAACTGCTTCGTCACCCTTATCAAACTCAAGTGGTGCAGTACCAGTTGCAGGGGACTCGTCTGTTCCTGTTACAGCCTCTTCAAGGGCTTCTTTAAGTGTTGGTGTATCAAACTTTTGTGCAAGTTCTACAGGGTCATCAGTTGCATCAGTGGACTCAGCGCCTTCGATTGTGCCTGATGGCTTGTAAGGCTTTGTTTTATCTACTTCGTGATAAGCATCTGGAACATCTGCGCTCTTTTTTTCAGGAAGAGTTGCAATCTTCTTTTTTCCAGTAAGAGTTTTCTTTTCTTTAACTAACTCTTCTGGTTCTTCTGGGATAAATACTTTTCCTTCAGAGTCGCGAAGTAGTTCGCCAGTGTCAAGGTCTACTACCGTGCCATCTGGGAATGCTCCCCATTGCTTGCGTGGGTCTACTGGAACATCTCCACCGCTCTTGCGATACTTCTTTACGGCTTTCTTGTAAGCACGAACTTGGTAGTCAGGGGCATCTGGTCCACCTGGAATAACAGTTCCACCCATTTTTTCAACATCTTCGGGTGTTAGTTTCTTACCCTTTTCTAGAGTTGTTGGTTTAGAGCCAGAAACTTTATCTGGTGCAGTCTTTGCATCTTCTGCATCATCTTCAGAACCTTCTATACCAGCACGGCTTGGGTCAGCTAGTTCTCCAGCTTCAAAGCGTGGCTCATCTTGTGCAATAAGGTCTTGTGCATCAGCCCATGATTGGACTGCAGCAAATGGACGACCTTCGTCATCACCACGGCGGTGTACAAAGAACACAGGCTTGCTGTAGTCAATCCAACCGTCTTCACCCTTACCATCAGCAACTACGTTCTGTCCTTCGTTTTCACGCTGTTGAGCAGCTTCAAACTTGTCACGAACAGCAGCGTTGTCGCCCGGTTCAAATTTAATTACATCGTAGGCATCATCTGTGTACTTCTTGCCAAGGTCAATCTTGGTTCCGTAATATTCAAGGTCATCTGCTGAAGGGCTCCAAGTTTCGTCAACACGGAAACCATCTGGAGCATCAACGAATTCAAGGTCGCCTTCTTCAAGAACTGGGTCTTTAGAAGAAAACTTTGCAGGGGTTGTGCTGTAACCATCACCAGCGCGTTTGCTTGGGATAAATGCCTTAACACCTTCACCAGCAGAGGCAGGAATCTTTACAAGACGACCATCTGGAAGTTCTACAGTGAAATCCCCATCCTCAGATTGAGACACAGGACTTCCTGTTAAATTACGAACTACACCATCAAGACGACGAATAAGTGCTTTTAATCCGCCACCCATCTCTGCGAAGCGACCCTTACGGTCACGACGCTGACGCAATGCACGAGCACGACGGGCAGCGGAAGAGTTTCCGTCACCAAGCGCTGCTACAAGAGCGTATTGAGGGATTGTGCCTTGAGGAAGTGATGCAAGACGAGTCATCGTGTATGAGTACTCTGCAGATGCAGGGTGTGCAGTAAAAGCAGATGCAATCAGAGTCTTTACAGAGTCATCTTTAATCTTTGGGTCATCTGAAATCCAACGAGCGCGGGCTTTCATCATTGAAGCAACAGATACAGAAGCGCTACGGTTTGATTCTGGGTGACCAATAGGAAGAAGGTCAGCATTAAGTGACTTATCCCCTAGAGTTTTGTTGTGCTGAAGAAGACTAATAAAATGTGTCAACTCAGTTAAAGCTTGGTGCTTGCGAATAGAGTAAGGGCTATCTGCTGTCTTCTCTAAAGAACGAGAAACAATTGTGCGAGCAACACCATTTGTAATTGTTCGTGTGCCAGAAAACTCTGAATTAGCTTGAGCAGCAAGTGCAAGAGCAGCTTGATTAATCATGCGTGTTTGCTCTTCAATAGAAGTTTGGGTCTTAGCCTTCTTTACTGGTACGCAATTAGGAACTTTCTTACCGTTCTTCATCTTCATACCGATTTGCTCGTAGCCTTCCCAGCAAGGATTCTCAGCCATTACTTAATCTCTCCTTTTGGTAGCAAGTCAGCATCTAAACTTTCGTATGTCATTGTTGAAAGCATTTTTGCTCTCTTAAATGGGTCTTCGCCATTTCTAACTGCACGGAGCCATGATGCACGGAACGCAGGTTCTGCATCGTAACCAAATCCTGAAAATTCTGTTAGAGCAAGGATAGCTTGCTCTGGTGTTTCGTATTCTTCTTTTAACTCAACTGCTAACTGAGACTCTGCGTATGCAGATGCAAGAAGAAGCTCTAGGCTGTCCTTGTCACGAATTGGAATGTCATATCCTTTTACAACGCCCTCTGGGATTACTGCAAACCGACACTTACCAAGGTCTTCAATTTCTAGAGAGATAATCTGGCAAACATCTTTGCCAGTCTCGTCATGCTTGTAGAAAACGCAGTTCATGCATGCAACACCAATATCTTTTACGTCGTTTTCTGCAGCAGGCGTGTAACCAGCCCAAACTCCATCGCCGTCTTGGTCAAACTTTCCATACTTCTCTGTAATGTATACAAGTGCTTCTGCCAATGCTTGTTCTTCTGGGATTAGACCAGATGCTGTAACAGCCTGACCATTAACGGTCTTCTTAGTTGAGCGTGGGTGTGATACAGGAAGCAAATCGTTATCTGCTTTGTAAGAAGCATTAAGTGGCTTGCCTGCGCTCAAGAGGCGAAGGAATGCGTCAACGCGAGTCATGGCCCAACGGCCACGAGTTGTTCCCTGATGCTGAGAAACTGAGAATGAAGATGCTCCGCGGCGGTAGACAGCCTTAACCATTGAAAGAGTTGCCTTGCGGTCTGAAGCTGCGTACTTGTTGTAGTCAGCTACTTTATTTTCCAAAGCTTTTTCTGCACGAACACCAAAAGTAACTTTGTTAACAGGGACCTTAGGAGTTGCTACATACTCTGCTTCAACAACAGGGGCTTCTTCTGTCTTCTCTTCTGTTACTGGACCACCAGCAACCCATGCGCGACAAGTACGAGCTGATGCACACTTAAAATCAAATGCTTCGCAGTAGCCAAGTTCACCTGCTGCATCAATTGCATCAAACTCATCTGCGTTATCTGTTAGACCAGTCTCGATGCAAGAAAGCATCTCTGGTGTCTGAATGAATACAGCGCAGTTTCCGCAGGTCTGCTTCTTAGCAGTCTCTACATCGACGCCCCACTCAGCGC